CAATGACAAGGGTATAATCGTTACCCTTTTCACTTTTTGTACCATTATCAGTACCACTACCTGTTCCTAATTTAACATAAGGAAAAGATGTACTTTCTGGCACAAAATCGTAAATTTTGTTTCCACCTAATTTTGTAGTTAATGGACTATTACCTACTAAAGCATTATAGACAGTTGTTTGTAAAGCTACACTTAAATCACTCATTATACTATACCCTCTATAACTTTAACTACTCTTAAAAAGGTAGCTTTAAGAATTTTATCTTGGCTCATTTTATAAGCTGGAAACATAAAAGGTCTTGCTCTCATCTTACTTGTGCCAAATTCTAATTCTTTAGAATATCTTGCTCCACTTGCAACTTGTGTTACATCTTGATTAACTTGAATAACTTTTATATTTCTAACTAAATTTCCTGTATCACTAGCTGGAGCTTGTCCTGGAGCAGATGCAGTATGCGTTCTACTTGGATTATATTTTTTATAAGTTCTTCCAGATTTAGCACCCTTTTGAATTAAGTTTATTGCTTCTGTTCTAATTGTTTGTGCGCCACCTTTAATAATATCTTGTAAGTCTGGCAACATAGTAACATTTAGTTTTTTAAATGATGCTAAAACTTTATTTATGTTTGTAACTTTAATTTCTGTTTTCATTATGTGCCAACATTTTCTATTGCTTTAATAGTTAAATAATTATCTAACTCATTAAAATTATTTATTTGAATAATATCAAATGTTCTAGTACCAAATGAAATTCTCATACCTGTTGTTATTGCACCTTTGCTTCCATTATATCTAATTAAAAATTCAAATGTATGAGGATTTTCTACTTGTTCCCCAGTAACATCTCCAAATTTTTGTGATCCTCCTTTTGGAGTTATTTTAGCAAATGCACTAACATAAGTTGATCTAGCTGTAGTATAACCACCCATATTATCGGTACTTATATCTGTATTTTGTATTGTAATTTTATTTCTTAAAGAACCAACTCTTGAAACACTAGGCATGTTATCCTCCTAAAATGTTGTTTAATCTTTGTACTTTGTATTGTTGTAATAATGTTCCTGCAGTATTTGGTATTGTGTTTACTGACATACTTGTAACTAAATCTCTATTTTCATATAAATGTAAAGCTAACATTTTTATTGCATTAGTTATATTTCTTGGAACACTTGCGGCTGTATCACTATTACTTGTACCATAACCTGCTTTGTATTGTATTTCATATGCGTTAGCATCTCTTAATTCTGAAACAGTAGGCCATGATTTTCCGCTTCTTAAAACAACTCTACCTTGTTCACTTGTTGTATCAACATAATAGTTATCAGCAGAAAATGTTGTAGCTGTATTATCATCAGCATAATATTTTACATGATCTACACTAATTAAATTTGGTTTTGGTAATACAATAAAATTAGAATTATATTCTAAATCTACTCCAGTATAAATACCCTCTTGTAAAGGTATATCATTATAAAAAGGTAGTTTATCTAAAAACAATTGTAAAATTTGATATGTAATTGCTCTGTTAGTAAATTGCTCTGCTAAATCTTGTGCTACAAATATTAAAGATTCAATGAGTGAGTTTTCTGTACTATCAGAACTATCAATCCTTGCAAATGCTTTGAAGTCAGCAATACTAACAACATTTGTTATCCAAGCTGTGTTTATTTTTAATCCACTCATTGTTTAATCCTTATTATTTTTTACCAAATATTTTTTTAACAATACCTTTGCTTTTCTTTTCCATTTTTGTAACAACTTTTTTTGTTGTTTCCAATAACAGATTTTTCTGCATTACCATCATTTAAAAGTAAAGTTGCGATATTCATTTTATCAGTCATATCATAAACTTCTCCACTTTTATAAATCATAGATACAGAACCTTCTTTATTTGCAGAAGCTTCTATTGTTGCTTTCATTTTTATTTTCATAGTTTCCTCCTTTAAAAATTTTGTAAGAGTAGGGGAAGTTCTACTCTCGCTTTCCTCCCCCTACAATAGTAATTCCCAATGTTGTATAACAGGGAATTAATTTTATTATTGATTAGCTTGTGAGCTAGTAGGACCTGAAATAGGTCTTCCTTTAACACCAGTTACACCAAAAATAGTTCCTGTTCCATGAGTACCACTAAAGTTTAAAACTACTCTAGAGTATCTTTTGCCACCTGTATAACCAATAGCATAGACTGCATTACAGTCGCCATCAGCATCAATAGTTTGCCATAGACCATTTGTTCCTACTGTTCCACCAACAACATGATTGTTGTCAGTTACATCAGTAAATGTTGAATTGTCGTCAGATTCTTCTAGTTCAATCTCAACTTTATTAGTTGTACTAAAAGTTATTCCATTCGCACCAACATTTACAACATGAGTAACACTAGAGAACCCTTGTGAATCAACTCCAGTACAATCTGTATCTGCAGCTTTCACGATAGCATTTAACGATTCATCAATCGCTATGCCACTTTTTCCATCATATATTGCCATGATATTTTATCTCCTGTTATTATTAAGTTGTTATTGTTGTAAGAGCTTCTGGTAGAACAACTTGTCCACCCACTCTTCTTCTTGCGATGTATCTAACATTACCAGACGATGCTTGTGTAAAAGGATCTCTCATGATTGATAGATTAACTCTATCAACAATCATATAACCTCTTTTAAAGTCACCAAACATAACTGGTTTTAGACCTCCACCAACATTAGGCATGTCAGTAGCTTCAACAATAGAGTGTCCTAAAATATTAGAACCAATACCCATACCATAAATTCCTGGCTGGAATATGTATTGTCCTCCACCATCTTTAAGCTTTCTAACTGCTGATACTGTTGATCTGTTCATAACGAATGTTCCATTTTTAGAATATTCAGTTTTAACATTGTGTGCCGCACTGATAAGAGAATCGCCATCTAAAGCCGCACCACCTTTTGCAACATTATTAACATTTGCATTAGATAGTATTCCTTGTGGTTTTCCTACAGAGTTACCAGATACAAACGCATTACCTTCTGCTTTTGCAAATTGATCTACAAATTCAGAGTTCATTTCTGCTTCAAGATTGAAAACTGAATCTTCAAGTTCTTGTTCAGAAATATCAACAAGTGCATATAACTCATGCGCTGGAATTTCTTCCAAACCAACAGCATATCCAGTTGTTTCAGCTCTAGCACCCTCTTCGGCTACCCATTGTGCCGCAAATTGACCAGTTCTTTTTGGAACTTGAATACTTCTATTAGTTGTTGATCTTACTCTTGCAATTGATCTAATAGGCGAAAACTCAGTTACACCTTTGATTATTTCTCTCACATATTCAGGTGGAGCTAAATAACCAGCAGTATTATCATTAGAGACAGTTAATACTTTAACTTCCTCTGGAGATAAAGAGTCTTTACCTTTTCTTAACCATTTATCAAAAACTTTAGTTTGCATAGATTCTACTGGAGAACCTTTTCCAAACTCTGGTCTTGATACGATAGTTTCTAATCTATCTAGTTGAGCTTTAGCTTGATCGTTAGCTTTTTTCTGTGATACTTCCATGTCAGAAAATTTATCTAAATCTGCTTCAATTTTTGATAATTTTTCTTCTACGATTGGATCAGCAGAACCTTTGCTTTCAATCTCTTTGATTCTTTTATCGTTAGTTTCTTTAAAAGCCTCAAAAGTTTTTCCTAAAGTTTCAACTGCAGATTTTACTTCATTATTATCCATAATTGTTTCCTTTTGGTTTTATTGTTTAAGTTTATCAGCGACTTTGAGAATTAAGTCGGCTAATGTTTGTTTATCTTCAGCATCTCGCTGGTTTAAAGATTCAGATAATGCTTTTGCACCAATCTTTGCCTCTGTCCGAGAAAGTCCTCCTGCCTCACGCAAGATTTTTTCCCACTCTCGAATATTTTTAGCATTCCCTTTAACACTTTCTATCAATGCACTTTCGTTCATTGGAAAAGTTACTAAAGAAATTTCCATAAGATCAACTTCTTTAAGAGTTCTTATTCCTCTTTTGTTTTCGTTGTATCCTTGTTTTTCTGGGTCTGCTCTAAATCCAATTGACATACCATCTAATGCACCCATTTTTAAAAGTTCGTATGCTTCACGACCTTTTTGAGTACCCATAGCTAGTTGTCCTTTAACATATAAACCTTTATTATCTTCATACATATCTGTAAAGATTCCAATAGGTTCATCTGTTTTGTGTTGAAATAACATTTTTACTTTACTAGGTGGTCTGCTTACTAAAGATTTTGTAAACGCACCTTTTTGCATAATATCTTTTCCTTGATCTTCATTACCAAAAATAGAACCATAACCAGTAAACACTCCTTGTGCATCTGATTTAATTTCTGTTTCAAATGTTAAGTGTTTTAATTCTGTATCACATTGACAACTACCATCTCCATGACAAACACATACACTTTTCATTGGTTTCTTTTTTGGTTTTTTATGATATTTATCTTCTTCTTCGTCTGAATCATATCCTTTACTAATAGCTTCTTCATAAGCAGAATGTGTACCACATGGCATATAAATTTTTTTACCATCTTTATTCATAGTGTGTGTTCCTACACAACCAATCTTTTTTGCTTTTGCTAAAGCTTCAACTATATTATCAAACTGATCTTCTTTTCTTGCTTCTTTTTCCAT